GATGCTGTTAGCAATGTACAACAAAATATTGTGCAATCTACAGTTATTAGTGATTCTATATTTAATAAGTTTGAAGATTTCCTTAAAACTGAATACAGAGGATTACTTGATATATCCAAGTTTGCTTGGATAGACGGTAAGAAGAAAATGTACAGGAGTGATGATGGTAGAATGGAGATGTTAGATATAGATGGCGAAGATTATCTAGATTCCGAACTTGATATATTTGTAACTAATTCTAGTAAGGAAGTTGAGAAGCTTAATATGCTTAAAGCAAATGCTCAAGCTTTTGCTCAAAATCAAGGTAAGCCTTCTATGATAGCTGAAATTATTGCTGCTGAAAACTTTGCTGAGGTAGCTCAAAAACTGAAGAGATTAGAAGAAATGGAACAAGAGCTTGCAGAGAGAATGGAAGATAATAAAGTTAAAGGAGAAATTGAGAAGTTAAGAGTTGCTCAGGAATTTGAAGAAATTAAACATGCATTTGATCTTGAGGTTCAGGCAGATAAATACTTAAGAGAAATGGAACAGATGGAAAGAGAGTATGACAGAAAGGAACAAATAGAATATATCAAAGGTGATGTAGCTATTCATACCTTCCAAGGTACTCCTGATACAGATGGAAATGGAATTGCAGATATAAATGAGATTGAAAAACGTGCTGTTGAGAGAGAAAAAATCATGCATGATTCAATTAATAAGGATAGAGAATTATCATTAAAGAATAAAGAAATATCAGTCAAAAAAGAAGCTATAGAGAGTAAAGAAAGAATGGATAAGTACAAAGCTGACGTATCTCTGAAGATAGCAAAGCAGAATAAGAACAAGCATGATTCTAAAAAATAGTTCAAAAAGATTGATAATAAGGAATGCATTATTTTAAACAACTTGTATAATAATTACACTTAAACTAAATTTACAACAATGGCAAAAGAATCTAAAAATCCCGGAACTGGTGAAGAACAAAACAAACAGTTACCTCCCTCTTTAAAAGATATAACTGAAGGTCTAGAGGAAAGACCTGATGCTGATGAAGAGGAAGAAGAAGAGGAGGAAGAAATAGAAGATCAGGAAGATGAAGAAGAGGAAAATAACGATGAGTCAGAAGATAATGAGACTGAGAAGGTTAAACCCAAAGCCAAAAAGGAAGAAAAGCCAGAGAAGAAAGAGGAGATAAAGGATCCTAAAGACGATGAAGATGAAAAGGATGAGGAGGAAGAGGAAGAAAATACAGCATCTATTTGGGAAGATGTAGAGAAATTGACAGGTGAAAAAGTTGAGGTAGATTTTGAAGGAGTTGATCCTGAAACACCAGAAGGTGTAGCTAAATATGTAAGAGCTTTTAGAGATAAAGGTTTAGAAGATTATGAAGCTATTCTTCAACAAAAAGCTCCTAAAGCTTTTAGAGCTTTAGAAATGGAATTAGAAGGTCTTGATCCATCTATTCTATTTGAGAAAAAAGAAACTCCTAGCTTTAAAGCTGTAATTCTTGATGAAGGTAATGTAGATCAACAAAAGAATATCTATGTTAATGCTCTTAAGTCAAGAGGTGTACCAGAAGAGGATATACTAGAACTTGTTAAAGTTGCTGCTGATTCTGGAAAATTACTCGATAAAGCAAAAGTAGGATTAGCTGAACTACAAAAAAGAGAGCAAGATTCAGAAGTTGATAGAGATAGAAAAGCTGCTGAATTAGTTAATAAGAAAAGAGCTTTGGCTCAATCTATGGTTAACAATATTGCTTCAATAGTTACTAAAGGAGAAGTAGGAGGAATAGTAATTCCTGAAGCTGATAAGAAAGCTCTTTATAGTAAAGTAGTTAGCAATATTCAGATAGATGATAATGGTAACTATGTTATCATGAGAACTATAACTCCTCAAGATCTGGAAAAAGAAATTCAGTCAGAGTACTTTAAATTGAAGAATGGAAATCTTAGTGAACTTGTACAAAGAAAAGCTAAGACAGAACATGCAAAGAAAATTAAAAGAAGTCTGAAATCTGGAGATAATAAGTTAAAACAAAGCACAAATAAAATAACAAAAAATAAAGCGTTAAGCGAACTATAAAACTAAAAACAGTAACTTAAATATTAAATCAACATGGCAAGAGGCAATTTAGTACGTATGCAGGTTCAGCAAGATATATATGATCCGAAAGGAATGCTTGATGAACAAAACTGGTATCACCAAAGACATGGGAAACCATCTGAATTATCAATGAAGCTTACTTATCTCTTAGGAGATGATACAAAGCGTTTCCCTATTTCAATGATGACATATGGAAACATTATTGGTAAAGGAGGTTTTAGACCATCTGGTAATACTAAAGAATTAGATGATATTCAATATACTTATCCAGTAATGGGTAGAGCATATAAAGCATCTATTGTAGCAGATTCTCTATACGGAGCAGGCGATAAACCTGGAGTTGGTAATAGCGTATTTAAAATACCTTTTACTGATAACTGGATTAAGAGACATTATATCATAGAATCTGAATTGCTAGTTCAAGCCTATGTTACAAAAGATCCTGTTAAAGAAGGTGATTACTGGATTTATGAATGTGTTCTAGATCCTGCTTCTCCTTCAGATTATTGTCCAATATCACAGCTTACTTCAGGAGCTAAATGGGCAGAAATTAACACTGTTAATGCTGAATCTGAATCAAGAGGAACTGAGTTTAAACGTGTAGCTCCAGGTAAGTATAAAAACCAAATGGGTATTGTACGTCTATCTCATTCTTGGGCTGGTAATGCTCCTGAGAAAGTAATGAGCATTTCAGTTAAGACTGATAAAGGGGAAACTAACCTTTGGATGGATCATGAAGTTTACATGTTTGAAAAAGCATGGTTGGAGGAACTTGAAAACTCTTACTGGTATTCTAGATACAATAGAGCTGCTGATGGAAGAATTGCCTTGAAAGATATTCTTACAGGTAAAGTAATTCCTAGAGGATCTGGTCTATTAGAGCAAATTCCTAACTATAGTACATATTCTAGACTTACTTATAATAAGTTGAAGAAAACAGTTAGAGATGCTCTATTTGGTCAATCTGATACTGGTAACATGTCAATCACTCTACATACTGGTACAGGTGGAAGAGAAGAATTTGACAGAGTAATGAAAGAACAAGGTGCAGTAGTACTTGGAGCTTTCGGTGCTGGAAACATTGCTGATAAGTTTATAAGTGGTTCTATGTATAGCCTTGCTCTTGGTGGATACTTTGATACTATGTATCATATCGATGGCTATGTTATCAAGATAAAATATAATCCTATCTTTGATAACGGTAGGAGAGCAGTTAAATCTCCTCTACATCCTGAAAGTGGATTACCTCTAGAGTCTTATAGAATGGTATTCATTGATGATGCAGATTATGATGGAGAGCCAAACTTACAACATGTTACTCAAAAAGGAAGATCTTTCCTACATGGTATGGTTGGTGGTTTAACTAATGCGCCAAGATCTATGAACATTGCTGGTGGACAAAATTTGAGCGATGCTCAAATTAAAATGATTAGCTCAGATCAAGATAAATCTTCATACCATAGAATGTCTGTGTGTGGAGTACAGATGAAAAGAGCTAATAAATCATTCCACTTAGAATGTATAGCAGGATTGTAAGTTGTTTAAGTGTTAATTATATGAGGGTAGATGATTTTTCATCTACCCTTTTTATTTTAATCAATTTTTACTATATATGTAAATAGGACATAATTAACCTTAAGCAACTAAAAACACTTATAAAATGAAACACAAGAATAGCAAAATTATCTACGTTCATAGGACTGTAGCGTTTACTCATGAAGCTAATAAAGAACTTGATGAATGGTTTGGACAGGCAACAAGAAGTATTGGAAGTTATTTTAAATCTAGATCTAATAGAACTCCTGGTACTGGACTTCTTAGTAGTGAAGAAAAACTATTAATGCCTAATATTATATCTATACTACCAGAAGAAAGAGAGTTTAGAAAAGAAATGGAAAAATTCTATTGTGAGATAGATATTAAAATACCTCAAGATGGTCTAGAATTAGAGACTGGTTTAGAAAAAGATAATGATGAGCCTGTATCTGGTGATAATATGCCTTTGAATATAGATGATTATATCAAATATAGATTTATAACATCACATCCACAAGTAGCTAAAAATAAATTAGAAGCTGATGGAAATCAATTAATAAAATTCTATATTGAAAATCCTCAAGATAATGAAGATACTGCTAGAAAAGCTAATGATGAAAAAGATGAAGCCTTACTAATATATCTTGCTGCTAAAGAAGATTTAACCAAAGTCGATAAACTACTTACAAATATGGGAGTAGATACTAGACAAGTTAAAGATATTGTACTAGAGCTTAAGAAAAAGGCTGAAAATGAATCTGCATATTTAATCAAAGTAAACTCTGATAAGGAATTAGATACTAGATATAAAATTAATAAAATGATTCATTCAGGAGTCTTTGAAAAAGTTGGAACTAGAATACTAATAAAAGAATCTGGAAAAGAAATAGGTAGAGATATGAAAGAAGCTATCTTGTATTTTAATGATCCAGAATACTCACAAGAGGTAGCAACACTTATTGCTAGACATAAGGAATTTGCTGCTAAAAAGAAGATTACTCAAGACGAAGAATAATTTATGCTTACAGCTTTAGAATATCATATAGAAGTAGGACAAGGCTTTCAAAAAGCAGCCTCTAATGTTTATGACTATTTTCAACCTGAAGAGATTGATTATTGTCTTAATAAACACGTAGATAGATTTATTGAAAGATGTGTAAGACCTCGTAAAGATGGTTCTGGTGCATTTGAAATAAATGAAGCCTCACTAGCTGATATTCAAAACATTATAAAGAAAGATCATACTTTAACTGTTTATAAAGCTGGAGAAGATAAAGGATATGCCTTGATGCCAAGAGATTATAATTATCTCTTGAATGATAGAAGTATTATGGTAAGTGACTGTACTACAAACTTTACAACTGATGTTACTGGTAAGTCTGAGTATATAGGCTTATTAAGATTCACAGACTCAGTTAAAGGTTCAGCTCCTTACTATAATACGCTATCTATAACTATTAATGGAAATACTGTATTTGATATTGTAAATTATAAAATATCTACTGGATTAAATGCTGTTAATGAAAAATTTGTAATTATACATTTAATTCTGGAAGTACTTACTTCAAGAGGTATAAATGTATATTGGGAGCGATATAGAGATTTATACGAACAAGATAAATTTATTATAGTAAGTGATATAGCACTAACTGGATCTATAAATATAGATGGTACTGTTAATGTTATGACTGTTAGCTCTACATCTTACGACATATTTATGTCAGGTTCAGAGAAAGAAGTCACTAATAGATTAACTAATAGTGCAGCACTTCCAAGTGTTCTTAATGATAATGTACTATATAAATCTATATCAAGAAGTCCAGTAAGTAATTTGGCAGGAAATAAGCTGTTTATTTTTCATTCAAAAAGATTCATAGTAAATACAGCAGTTATAGACTACGTTAGGAAACCTAGAAAAATTAGTTTATTATTGAATCAGTCATGTGATCTTTCAGAGAATGCAGCTAGAAAAATATGTGATTTAACTGTTGAATATTTAAAGAATATAGTTGAATCACCTGCATACCAACTTAAAGTACAAGACAATTTACTAAGAATGGAATAATAAACATAAATAATATATAACAATGAAAAATAAGTATAACAAAACAACCGCAGGTTTAAGTGCTCAGGTCTTTGTAGCTAAAGCTACAGCTTACACCGATGATGCAACTTATCAAGCTTTTGTGGCTAATGCAGTAGATGGAGAAATGGGAGTATTCCTAGTTTATGATGCTTCTGGTCCTACAACTTATGCTGAATCTGTAGCAGCTACTAATGCTGCTGATGCTGCACTTCAAGCCAATGATAAATTCTTTATTGCACAAATGTCTGTATTTACAGATACAAACGGTAAAGTAAGTAGAGAAGTTAAAAGAACTCCTACATTTACTTACAGTGAATTTGTTGTAAGACAAGTTGCTTACTCTGCTCCTGTTAAACAAGTTACTAACTTTGGTTATGGTAGTTTAAGTACTACTACTGGAGATCTTAATTCAGGAACTCTAACAACTGGACAAATCTTTGCATTTGGTTTCAAAGAAACTACTCCTGGTAATCAACCTTATCCGACTTGGAATTATGAAGAAACTGCTAAGGCAGGAGATTCTCTAATAGCTATCGGAGCTAGATTGCTTAAGCAAGTGAATGATCCTGATTCACCTCAGAACTACTATAATGGTAAACTAGTTGATCTGGAACTATTAGTAGGTGGTGGTACATTTGTAGCATCTTCTGGTGGTGCAGCTACAGTAACTAATGGATCTACTACAGTAACTATTGTAGAATCTGCCGGTGCTGCTGCTGATGCAGGAGAGTTTAATGCTGATGCTTCTGCTATGGCTGCGGGAATGTATCTAAGAATTGGTGGTACAACTACTGCTTCTCCAATCTATAAAATCGCTTCTGTATCTGGTGTAGGTGGAGCTACTGCAATTATTGAGTTAGAAACACCATATACTGGCGCATCTGGATCTGTAGCTGCTGCTAACTTGTTAGTTAATACTGTAGTTCCAACAGCAATTGGATTCAAAGCAACTGCTATTGATTTCGGAGCGCATTTCAGAGTAACTTTATCTGAGGATATGGAGAATGCTGATATAGTATACACTACTGGATATAAAGAAGGTAAAGGTACTTCAACTCAAGTTGCAGGACTTGAAGAAGAAGGGCATGTATTCTCTGGTTATACTACCTTGAATGCAGCATTTACTGAAGATTATGGTAAACCAATTAGCTATACTGTAGCAGGTACTACTTATAATCTGATTTTCCTAGATTACTACAGAACTATGAAATCTGTTGCTGCTCCTAAGATTCAGGATGGACATTATGGACACATAATTATAGCTGCTCCTGTAGGTGTAGCTCCAGCTACAGCTTTCGATGGAATGTTTGTTTAATAATCACTTTTAGGTTGGACCATAGGATAGGGTTTAAGTTTTACTTAGCCCTATTCTTTTTTAAAAGCATATGACTTTAAACGAAATAATAGGTATACTTTCAGAAAGAGCAGGAAGACAATTTGATGTTCCGTTTCAAGAACAAGTTAAATTGTGGGTTTCTGCTGTTAGATTAAAGTTTCTAAAAGATTCTCTTGAAAAAAGGCCAGGAGATAGGAGACTTTATCTCAAATCTATTGTTGCTGCTGTTGAAAAGATGAGCAAAATAGATTGTCCTATTGATTATGGTTGTGCCTTAAGAACTAAATTAGAAATTCCACAACCAATAAGAGCCAATAATACTGTATTTGAGTTTGTTGGTACACCAGATTTTGAAATACCTTTTGGTGAAGGTGGAGATTGGAAAGAGCAATACTTTCAACATAATAAGTACACTGCTAACGATATTAGATATAAATATAGAGACAATTATATATTTATAGTAGATAAAGAATACTTAATAGAATATATAGGTATTCAAGGAGTATTTGAAGATACCTCTAAACTTTCAGCATTTAAATGTGCTGATTCCAACGGACTTTGTAGTTTTGATGATAGTGAATATCCTATGCCAGGAGATTTACAATATCCTATGCTTAAAGAAGTACTTGCAATTATATTAGGATCTCCAATGTTTAAAGATAATACTGAAGTTAAGGTAAATGAAAATAGCAACTAAACCGGCAACATTCTCTGTTAATGATATGTATGCTTACTATGTTGAAAAACTAGTAGAAGAGAATCCTCATTTTGTGATTAAAGGATTAAGTAGAGAAGGTAAGGTAACAAGATTTAGTGAAGTATTTCATTATAATGATAATGAGGTTAAGTTTGTAGATAGACAAATAGCTAGAAAACAAGAGGAGTTAATTGAGCTAATAGATAATAAAAATCCTAACAATCTTACAGAAATAAGTGATGTTGAAATTGCTATCAAAGTATTTGAAGTAAGAAGAAAGGAATTAATACTAAGAAGTAAAGAGGTTAAAAAAATAATAGACTATAAGACATTTAAAAATATACTTACAGTATACAACACAAAGGCAGGAGAGAAGATTATAGATGGAAAAAAAGTTAATCTACTAAATGGTTTGGGATATTTATGTGGAAGAAGAGTAGAGAGAAACTTTAATAAGAAGTCTATTAATTGGGAAGAAACTGATAAACTAAGAGATAAAGATGGTAATCTTCCTATTAAAAACGGTAAGAAAGTAGTAGTATTTTATACTAATGATGATTGGTGTAGAGTTGCTTGGTGTAAAACTAGTGCAATTAAAAATGTATCAGTTTATGCCTTTGTTCCTTCAGGGGGGCAGAAAGGTAAAGGCTTTAGACAAACTTTTTCTAAGGCAATTGAGCGTAATCCAGCCTTAGCTTTAAAGTTTGAATACTTTCCACTTAATTATACAAAGAAGAAATGATATATACATCTGTATCTATAAAGAGCGTTGTAGCTAAACTTATAAGAAATACTAGAATTAATGATTCTAGCTATATGAGTGATCTTTTAGAATGGATACCTGAAGCTATGGGTATGCTTAGAACAAATAATGAACTTAAACCTTGTTATAAGACTATATCTATAAAAAACTATCATGGTAAATTTCCATGTGGATTATTATCATTAGATGCAGTAGAATATGAAGGAGCAAGATTAAGAGAAGGAAGCACTCAAGCTCATGTAGCTAGTATGCCTTCATTTTTAACTAATATAGATGGTACTTCTAGTGTGTATATTACAGATACAGATGTTACTATAGAGAATCATATAGACAGTAGAATAAGCGGAAGTGATATTGCAGCTGTGAGTTTCGGTACGTCTGCATTCTATAAGGTTCAGATGGATTATATACAGACTTCTTTTGAAGAGGGAAATATTAAGATATATTTCCATAAGATGCCTGTAGATGTACAAGGTTATCCACTTATACCTGGTAATGAAAATTATAAAGAAGCTCTATATTGGTATATGAGAGCAAAGCTAATTGAAGCAGGATGGCAAGATCCTTTATTTAGTTGGGATAAATGTTTTCATATGTGGGAGCATATATATGCTCCTAGAGCTATTAATGAGATTAGATACCCATCTGTAGATAGAATGGAAAGATTGTTAAGATCCACGGTAAGGCTTATACCTCCTCAGCATTTCTATACAGATTTCTTTACAGGTTCTGAACAATATCAAGACGTAGCTAAATGAAACCACTAAAAGGAGTATTTCAAGAGACTAGTCCAATAGATCAACCAGAGAATTCTTTGATTTATGGAAAAAATGGTATTCTTAATAAAAAGCTAGGAGCAGTTACAAATGAATCTGGATTTCTAGTATCATCTGCTACAATCCCCTATACACCTAATGGAGCAATTCCGATAGATGATAAAGTTATTATATTCTCTACTGATAATGTTAATTCTGCTATTGGATTATATCATGAAGATACAGATACGTATCAAGCTGTACTAGATAGGACTGATCTAGGTTTTAGTTTAGACAAGCCTATAACTGGAGAAGTTAAAAGAAATTATAGAGGAGATATTATATGTACATTTACTGATAAAACTGTAACAGCTAAATGTATAAATTTAAGTACTGCTACTAATAGTCAGGACTTAAAAGATTTACTTTTATTTCCTTCTAGTAAAAATCCTGTTATTACTCTTACATCAGTAGATGAAACAGGAGGATCAATAAAGACTGGAGCTGTTTATATAGCTGCAAAATATAGTTCTCTTGATGGTACAGAAAGTAACTGGTCTAAACCTTTTGGTCCAGTTTATATCAATTCTTTTGATATTTCTGTAGGCAGCAATAATTATGTAGGAGTAGAAGCTGGAACAGCTACTACTAAGAAAATTCAATTTAGGGTAGAGAATATAGATACAGAATATGATAAAATGACTGTAGCTATTATAAGCAAAATAAACGGAGTAGTTACAGCTAAAACTTTACCAGAAATAGATATACTAGGATCTGTAAGTAAAGATCAACTTAT